TTGTGATGCCACAAATAACCCTCCCTATGTCGTTGAGGCAGGGGAAGTACACATTGAAGTAGGAGTTGCTTTAGCATCTCCTGCTGAATTCATTGTTATTAATGTAAGCCAATTCACTGGTGGCAACACCGTTACAGAAACACTCTAAGGAGAAAATAATGCCTTTAACACGCACAGACCCAATCCGTTCCTTTAAATTTGAGGTTCAGTTTTTAGTCCCAACGTTAACCACCCCATTAGGTACAACTGCACCAAATGTAACAGCCACTGCCCCAAATGGTGGTGCAGGCGCAAGTGCAACCACACTTAGTGAGTTTGCGGCTGGTCTTGGTAGCCTTGGCTTTGCTGCTATGAGCGGCTTGGCTGTTACCAACGAAGTTATCCAATACCGTGAAGGTGGCATGAACACCCACCCACACAAGATGGTTGGTCAAACAGATTTTGCTCCTATTTCATTTAATCGTGGTGTCTTTGAAGGCCAGGACCAATTGTGGAAGTGGCAACGCTTCTTGCACAACTGGCAAAGTGGTTCAACAGGCTCAACAGGTGGCAACGATTACCGTTGTGACGTAGTTGTGTATGTTTATGACCACCCACACTCCAATGCAAGTTACACCGACAACGTAGGTAACAACAGCGCAAACTTTATTGGTACTAAAAAACTTGGTATTAAAATCTTTAATGCATGGCCTGCATCATTTACCATGAGCGGACTAAACGCAAGTGGTAGCGAAATCATGGTTCATGAATTAAGCCTCGTACATGAAGGTTTTATTATTGAATATGATTCGGCCAAAATTAAAGCACTTGCGTCTGCTTCTTAAATAGTCTACTTAAAAGGAAAATAAAATGATTGAAACAAATACATCAGCAATTGATGCTGCCAATGAAGCCCTAGCAGACCCCGCACCACGTATTAGTAATGCCCCTGTAACAGAGGTTCTATTAATGCGGGGTGTCCTTCGGGACAACCAATGGTTACAAGAATCTGTAATTCGTGAACTTAACGGAGAAGATGAAGAAGCAATTGCTTCCCTTACCAGCAAGAACGAACTTGTTTATAGCGATTATATGACGGCACTTCTTAAAAGAGCAGTTGTATCTATCGGGAATGTAAAGATGTCAGATGACCCCACAATGGTTGATGACCTACTAATTGGTGACCGTGACCTACTATTTATTGGTGCCATGAAAGCAACCTATGGTCGTTTTCGTGAAATGGAAGTTGCTTGTGGAAATTGCAATGCAACTAACTTTGTAACCTTAAACCTTGAAGAAGACTTTAAGTTTGAAAGACCAACAGTTGATTGCACAAAGCCGCTAGAAGTAGAACTTCGTGATGGCTCTATTGCTAAACTTCGTTATCCAACAGGCTCTGATAGTTCATATGTTGCAAAAAACGCAAAAACTAACGCAGAACAAAATACTCTTATGTTGGCACGTTGTGCTGAATGGGGCGATGACAAACCAGCGGATGTCCAAAAATGGGCTAAAGCATTGGGTGTCAGCGATAGAAACAAGTTGGTACGGGCACTAACCACTAACCCTCCTGGGCCAAAGATGGAAGAGGTGAAAACTCAGTGTGCCAAATGCGAAGAAGACCTTCTTATTCTTATGGACTGGGTCTCACTTTTATTCAGTTAACCTAACGCTTACCTACTGGGAATACGAAACGATTGCCTCGCTTTATTCGGGGTTTGGTCTAAGTGACCTAAAAAATATGACAGTGCGACAACGGGCTTATTGGTACGCCATGGCTCGTTGGCGCAATAACCCCAGAGGCTAATGATGAGCGAAACACCTATAGGACAATCTAGTTTTGATACAGGCGGTGGTGCTGCCGTTGGCGAAGCCAGCAAAGTTTCCGCAAAAGGTAACAACCGCTTTCAAGCAGACACCCAAGCATTACACGAACTTGATACTGCTCTAACTAAAATCAACACCAACATTAACAAGTTAAAGACTGACCTTCCTAAGGTTATTAGTCTGACTGAACAATGGGCATCAAAGATGCGCATGGTTTCAAATGCAATGGGTGGTATGGGTGGCGGTGGAACAAGCCCTAATGGAGCCCCTGCTGGCACTCTCACCCAATCAGTGCTTGGTGGTGGCGGTGGACCTATGTTCCACTTTGGTGACATCAATACCAACCGCAGTCAAAACCTGACAATGATGGGTGGAGGCGGAGGTGGCGGAGGAAAAGGTGCTTCCGCAGCAGACATTGGTAAGCAAATTGCTTCCCAAGTAGCCTCTGCAATTGGTGCTGCTTTAAATAATCGTATTAGCGAAAACTCTAGTTATTCACTATCCGCCAGCCGTCTAGACATGCTGTACCAACAGACAAGTGGTATGAGCCGTCAAAGTCTTTATAACACACAACGCCAACCACTCCAACAGTACAAACTTGGTGCTGGTGGAATTAATAGTGTTTTGGCTTTGCAAGCATCAACAGGTATTGATGCATTAAAACAAGCCAAGAGCGTAGAGTCTCTTAGGGCTTCTTCGGGTTATGCATATAGCACCGACCAAATTAACCAAATGACTCGTGGCATGGCAAGTGCCCAATCTGCTAACCGTATGTTTATGACCATGGGTACAGGTATGTATGGCGTTGGCGGACAGCAAAAGAGCAGCATGACAGTTGTTAAAGATGTTGTACAACGTCTTGGACTAACTACAGAAAGCGCTCTAAAGGGTGCAATGGCTCCTGGCTCTATGACTCGTGAGCGTTTGCGCCAATCAGGGCTTCCTGAAGATATGCAAGACCTTGTCCTTCAGTATGCCCAACAAAACGTGGCGTACAAGAAAAAAGGTGGAGCGGGAATGTATGACGCTTCCAATAAAGGAATGCGTAACACCATGGGTGTTGAAAATACTTACGCAAACCAAAATGAAGAAACTGACCGTGTTAAGGGTAACCGTGAAGAGAACATGTATAAACGTCAGGCTGACAACTATGCAGCCATGGAAAAAGGTATGCAATCCTTAACACGCACTATGGAAAAACTAGACAACGCCATGGCTGGTTTAATTGGTGCAAAGATTCGTACCCGTGGTATTGGTTCTTTAGTTAAAGGCGCATTGCCAATGGCAGGTACTTTAATTGGAGCGGCTATTGGAAGTGTTGTTCCAGGTGCGGGAACTGCTGGTGGTGCACTAGTTGGTGGTGCCATTGGTAACTTTGGTGCACAACTTCTTGGTGACCCTACAGGTGAAAAAGAAAGCAATGCTCAAAAACTAAACTCTAAGGCTAGTGGTACACCTGCCAACGTTACAAAAAGTCAGGGGGCTCTATCAAAACTTCATCCTAAGATGCGCCAAAAAGTAGAAGCAATGATGCGAGAAAACTCCAAACTTTATATTGGTGGTGGTGTTCGTTCTACCGCACAACAAAAAGCAATGTTCATGTCTAGGTACAAACCTACAACCGAAAAAACAGATGTCTTTTGGAAAGGCCAATATTGGGAACGGCACACAGGTGCAGCAGCAGCCCCTCCAGGAATGTCTATGCATGAGATTGGTCTTGCCGCAGACATGGCTCCCGAATCTGAATTTGGATGGATAAAAGACAACGCACAACGTTTTGGTCTTCGGTCATTTTTTGATGTTAACGATGAGCCTTGGCACGTACAGCCTAGTGAACTCCCTGCATCTCGTATGCAATATGAGAAGAGCGGAGCGCCTTGGGGACACAATGGTCAAACAGCAGAGCCTACTGACCTTAAAGCAAACATTAGTAACCTTTTAGGAATAGAACACCCGTCTGGTAGTGGTGGCGGTGGACGAGGTACTGCTTCTCAAGTAAATATGAAGATTCAAGATTATTCAGGTCTGAGCATTAATGATGCTATTGATGCAATGGGACCACAAAGTGGAGGTTCCCGTGGAGGTTCAAGTGGTTCTTCAGGTATTGTTCGCACATCTTCTGTAGGTACCTCTAGTAACCTTGGAAGTAGCCGTAAAGGCTCAGGACCTCTAAGTGGTCCGCAAGTAGCAGCCATTATGTATAAAGCAGGGTTTAGAGGAAAACGTTTGGTAGAAGCAGTTGCTATTGCGCACCGAGAGTCTCGTTTTAACCCTAAGTCTTTTGCTGATGACAGTGACGACCTTTCATATGGTTTGATGCAAATTAATATGAAGGGGTCTATGGGTCCAGGTCGTAGAAAAACCTACAACCTTAAAAAGAACGAAGATTTATTTAACCCTGATACCAACGCACAAGTTGCTTGGAAGTTGTCTGGGCATGGCAACAACTGGGACCATTGGAAACTAAACGGAGACCCATTAGCCAAGACTAACGTTCCACAAGCCGCTAAGTATGTTAAACAAGCGGGTTACGCTACAGCAGGTGACCCTAAACAAGGTGACCCAGTTAGTGGCATGGGTATGGGCCAAGGTATGCCTAAACAAGCCCCCGCTGCTTCCACAGTACTTATTCAACAGCAGTCTGCACCATCTTCAACACCTGGAAATAGTTATAATGTTACAATTTCTCCAACGATACATTTACATGGTGGAAACAATACGGCTATGGATGCTCAAAAAATAAGTAGAGAAATTGCTGCTCACGTAGAACGACAGTTGCGTTTAACTTCACAGAGAGGCCGATAATGGCAGGATACTCAACAGACCAGTTTTTCAACTTTGCCCAATATGAAGATGGGTCACTTACCCCAAACACTCAGGATAACCCAAACTTTGCGTACCCTGGAAACCGTGCCCCCAATGTGTACGACCGTGCTGGGGACAAAACTAATTACAACCCAGGTGTTATCCAACGTGGTTTTATTCGTGGTATTTTTCCAGAAATTTTACAAGAGGCAGCAACAAACACTTTAAACAAAGCAAAAAAAACTGGATATGAAAACGCAAGAAACGGAATAGTTTCACGGCGTTGTTTCTTTCAATTTAATCCAAGCCTTATTTTACGTTCTGTAGAAGCAAGTACGACTGTTCTTAACCCATTGCTTCAACCTGCAACAGAGTTGTTACAACCTATTCCAGGTCAGGCTGCTTTTGAATTTCAATTGCTTTTCAATAGAGAACGTGAAGT